TTTGATATGGGCGTTGAATGGCAGAAAGCACAAGATGCGACACGCAGCGAGGGTTGACGAAAACCAAAAAGCAATAGTCCAGGCTTTGCGGGATGCTGGCGCTTACGTTTGGATAATTGGCCTACCTGTTGACCTTTTGGTGGGTTACAAAGGCCGCACGTTTCTGGTTGAGGTTAAAAATGGCCCTCAAAAGCGTTTAACGGGCTTACAAGCCGACTTTTTTGAAAGTTGGGCCGGAGGTACGCTGGCAAGAATTGACAGCCCTGAAGCGGCTTTAAGAATGTTGGGGGTAATCGGTGAAATACGACCTTGACAACGAAGCCCAGGCTTTAGCCTTGATGCGTAGTCTTTGGCCCAAAATTAAAGATGCGCTAAACGCTGGCAGACAGCTCACGCTTGAGATCAATCCTGCCTCCAAAAGCAGATCACAAGAAGAAAAATATCACGCAATCATTGGCGACATTGCCAAACAAGCGCAGCACATGGGTGCTAAATGGTCGGCAGAAGATTGGAAACGCCTACTCGTGCAAGAGTTTTGTAGGCAAGCTGGTTTAGAAAGTGGTCAGATCATTCCAAATCTAGCGGGCGATGGAATTGTGCAACTTGGGCGGCAGAGCCGCAAATTTACAAAAGAACAGGCCAGCGAGTTTGTTGAATTCTTACTGGCATGGTCAGCAGAAAATGGAGTAACAATTAATGAAATGTCCTAAATGTGCGGCTGCAACAGACGTAAAACACACAAAAGACGGGAAGCGTACAAGAGAGTGCTTTAACGAACACACTTTCAAGACGCAAGAAATCGTGATAACAGAGCCAAAGTTGAAGCGCGATTGGAAAAAAAGCCGTGATACCAAAATTTAATTATTTCAGGAGCAAAAAGCACCTGATGAACGTCGCAGACTTGCCCTGCCAGAATTGCTACATTGAGGGACAAACTCAGGCTGCACACTCAAACTGGGCTGAACACGGCAAAGGCAGGGGAATCAAGGCCAGCGACGAATACACGGCAGCACTCTGCCAAACATGCCACACCGAAATAGATCAAGGCGCAAGACTCAACAAAGAACAGCGCCGATACTTTTGGGATATGGCGCATCAAAGAACAATCAACCGCCTGTTAGAACAGGGGCTATGGCCTTTAGAGCTTTCGCATGTTGGGTAATGGCGCTGACTTTTGGCTCTGAGCTTCATGCGAACGGTGCATGGGGTGAGCGTGGGCCATGTCGGTCTTTTCGTGTTTTTTCAGCTCTTTCTCAAGTTCAGCAACTTTGCGAGCTTCTTTTTTGTACTCGCGTTCCATCACAAAGTGACCGCTAGGGGTGGCATTAGCTGGTTTGTGCTGTTTAACTGTGAAGTTGGTAGCCATGGAAAAAACTCCTATAATGTGTTTGACAATTATGCCATCTAAGGCGTAAAGTCACCAAACGATAACCTTGCAAGGAAACATCATGGGTAAAATGGATAAAGAAGTTTTTAAATCTGGCGCATCAGGCGAGAAAGTGCCTAAAGGCGTGTTGTCTTCGGACACCAGCGGCGAGCGCATGGAAAAGCTCAAAGGCGGCGTGGCTATGGGCAAAGAAGATAAAACTGGTGCAAACAAGCTGTTTGATACTGGTCGCACCGCTGGCATTTGCTACGAACACGACCGTTCGCACTACCGTTAAATAGCGAAGCCCAAACAGTCGAGCAGGACTGAATGGGCCTCTAGCCAAAACAAATAAGGAGATTTGTCATGGTTGTTGAGAATTGTAGGGTCTGCAAGCATTTTCTTGACGTGATGCAAAACGTCGGGACGTGCCGCAGGTATCCTGTCTATCAGAACCGCAGCCCAAACGAGGTATGCGGTGAGTTCTTTGGTAAAGCAGTTGCCGAAGTTGCTCCCACTTCGGTGGGGGATTTTTTGCCTGTCAAACGCAAGTACACCAAGAAGGTGAAAAATGATTAAGCCATTGCGCGACAAGATCATTGTTAAGCCCGTCCCACGTATTAAGTCAGAGCTTTACATCCAGACCGCCGAAGTTGATTCGGTTGGATATGTAGTAGCCGCAGGGCCAGACGCCTTGGACATGGGCGTAAACGTGGGCGACAAGGTATATTTCGGAACATTGGCAAAAGACTATAAAGACGAATATTTGAAGTTTGAGCCATTGATCTTGAATGACGAGCGCCACCTCAAGATGAGTTGGCAAGACATTTGTTTTGTTGAGGAAATAGAATGACTGAAGATCAAATTAAAACCCGCATGGAAGAACTGATGACTCAAGGCCGCCAGTTGGAAATGCAAATCCACATGATCAACGGCGCATTGGAGCAATGCAAGTGGTCACTTACTAAATTGGAGAACAAAGATGCCTCTGAAGAAGTCAGCCAGCCCGAAAGCGTTTAAAGAAAACATCAAGGCCGAAGTCAAGGCAGGTAAACCTGTCAAACAGGCCGTTGCCATTGCTTATTCTGAAAAGCGTGAAGCTGAAAAAGCTAAAGCTAAGAAGAAATGAAAAAGCACGACAAGCCCATTGAGCATAAAACCGTGGGTAAGGGCAAGACCTACAACCCAACGGAAAAAGGTGCTGGAATGACCGCTAAGGGTCGTGCTGAGTACAACGCCAAAAACGGCAGCAACTTAAAGCCGCCAGCGCCAAACCCAAAGACCAAGAAGGACGAAGGCCGCAAAGCCAGCTTTTGTGCCCGAATGGAAGGGGTGGTAAAGAACGCCAAAGGCCCTGCGGAACGGGCTAAAGCCTCATTGAAGAACTGGAATTGTTGATGGCTACCAAACCTGGGCTTTATGCCAACATCCACGCCAAGCAAGAACGCATCAAGCGTGAAAAGGCAGAAGGTAAACCTGTGGAAAAAATGAGAACGCCAGGTTCTAAGGGTGCGCCATCTGCCAAGGCATTTAAAGAATCGGCTAAAACAGCCAAAAAGAAATAAAATCGGGGCAACCCGAGGATTTCTATGCCAACTTTAGCCGAAATTTACAGCGCAATTGATTCTGCTAAACGCAGGGGAATGGATTTTGTCCAAAACCCTGGCACAAGTTTGCAGCAGATGTTGGGAAATGCTAACGATCAGGCTAGAGGCTTTAACCAGCTTACGGGTGAGGCCGCACAAGAAGCCCAACAAGGCTTAGGTGGCCCAAAGGTTCAGCAGTTAGCCAACACGATGGCTGGCGCTTATAACCCGATTGGTATGACTGTTTATCACGGTACGCCTCATGTTTTTGAAAGATTTGATCTCTCAAAAATAGGAACTGGTGAAGGCAATCAATCTTATGGTAGAGGCTTGTATACAGCTCAAAATCCACAAGTTGCAACAGAATACAGAAATGCGCTTACTGGAAACCACAACAGAGATAAGTTTATTCCAACAATTGATGGAAAAGAAATTGATTCACCTGTAATTAGATCAATCATTCAAAAAGGCGGCAATCCTGAACAATTTATTCAGGATATGCAACCAAAAATTACTAATTTGCAGAAAAATCTAGCTAATGCAAGCAAAGAAGAAACATTGCCTGGCATTTCTGATTACGACATGGCAAAGATGGATTTAGATCGTCATTTGAAAATGATTGATGAAGCCAAAGGTTACATAGGTAAGCAGATTAAAAACGAACCATTGGGAAGTTTATACAAGGTTGATTTGCCTGATACTCACATTCGAAAAATGTTGGATTGGGATGAGCAGCTTAAAAATCAACCAAAGCTAGTACGTGATCTAGCCAAAAAATTGGGCATGGATATGAACGATCTTGGGGGTGATTTGTTGGCCAAAGTTGGAAAAGGTGAAGAAGGCAAGCAAATTCTTGAAAAAGCTGGAATTCGTGGCATTAAGTATTTAGATGAAAAAAGCCGTTTTTCGCCTTATCAAGTTGAAATTTTGCACAAAGGTAAATCTTATGCAACGAGTGTACATCCAACAAAAGGTCAAGCAGATCAAGTAGCTAAAGAACGAGAAGCTGAAGGTTTTACAGTTAAACATCGCATGGTTGGAACTAGAAACTTTGTAGTGTTTGACCCCAATCACTTGACTATCCTAGAACGCAACAGCCAACCAATCAAATGACCGACATAACCGAAAAACGCCCTGTTGGTAGACCATCAACCTATGACCCTGCTTACTGTGAGCAAGTCATAGCATTAGGGCGTGTCGGTAAATCTATTGAGCAAATTTGCTATCATTTAAATACGCCTGTAAGAACTTTGTATGAATGGCGTGATCGGCATGAGGAGTTTTCGCAAGCCTTGGAAGATGCGAAGACTTATGAGCAAGCCTGGTGGGAAGAACAAGCCGCCGCTTACATGCTTGAACACAAGGACGCAGCTAAGTTGAACGCTTCTTTGTGGTCGCGCTCAATGGCAGCTCGATTCCCTAAGAAGTATCGGGAAAGCACAAAAACAGAGATTACAGGTGCAGATGGTGCGCCGTTGCTGTCTGGCATCCAAGTGACCTTTGTAAAGCCTGAATGACCCCAACCATAGCCAACGCCGAATTCCCGATCAAGCTGCAATGCTTGTTTGAGAAAAGCCGTTACAAGGTTTTATACGGTGGCAGGGGTGGAGCTAAGTCTTGGGGAGTTGCCAGGGCATTGTTAATCAAAGGGGCAAAAGAGCCGCTGCGCATCCTTTGTGCGCGTGAGTTTATGACTTCGATGAAGGATTCGGTTCACAAGCTCTTGTGCGACCAGATAATTTCCCTTGGCCTAATTAGCTTCTATGAAATAACCCAGAACAGCATCAGAGGCAAGAACGGGTCGGAATTTAGCTTTGTTGGCTTAAAGAACAACGTGGCAAACGTCAAGTCTTATGAAGGCGTAGACATTTGTTGGGTTGAAGAAGCTCAAACAGTAAGCCGAACGTCTTGGAACGTGCTTATTCCTACCATCCGCAAGGAAGCCTCAGAAAT